ACCGGAGTCGGTGTAGTTGAGTTCGGGATCGCGGGTGAGGTTCCCGACGATGACCGTGGGTGAGAATGAAACCATATGGTTCTCCATTTCCGTGTTGTGGGGGCACGCCCCCGTCTGAAGGGCTCACCCTATCATCAGTTCACGCAGGGGGGATCTACAAATTCCTGAATGCTCAGACCGTGGTGCATCAACAGGGCGCAAGCCTCGTCATACTCCTCCTGGGTGGCGTACTCGGTCGGCTCGGGGAGATGCTGAGCCACGACCGCCAGAAGAGGGGCGTCCCGAAGAACTCGACCGATCCCGCTTGAATAGGCTGAGTTCTCGCCCCAGACGATGTGCCTACCCACAACATAGGTGTACGGCGTGCTCATCAGCATGGCTTCCGGCTGGTCCTTCCGGTTGATCCAGACATGGCTGGTCGTCAGGCATTCGGAAACCTTGCCCGTGTCGTTGTCCGCGAACGCCTTCGACAACTCGCGGCCCTTGAGTTGGAACGGCTCCTTGGACATGAAGCCCTCGGCCACGAAAGTGATGGAATCAACCCAGTAGAGCACCCGCATCACGTTGCAAGCCATGGAGACCTTCGGCAAGCGCTCGGGGACCGGCAGCCTCATGTCCTCCTGGCCAAATCCAAGCATGACCGCCAGAGTGTCGCCATGCCACCCCATGAACATAAACGGCAGATCCTCGCCGATCCCGAACTGATCCACAATGTTTTGCTTCGCCACCTGCGTTGATGTGATAGCAAGCGCCATCTTGGCGTACTTATCGGGATATCGGTCGTCCACGGATTGCAGATTACTGCAAGTAACCCTCAGCGACGGACAGCCCGACTAACATGGGAACATGGCACAAAAGAAACAGCCGGCCGCAAAGCGGGCACGCAACAAAGACGGAACGTACAAGGGCGACGACAAGTCGACCCCCAACGTCAACGAGGCCTACGAGCAGCCGAAAAAGGCAACAAAAGCGACGGCCACACCCCGCAACCCGGCCTCCAGAGAGCGGGCAAAGCAGGCAGCATCAGCCCCCAAAAAGCCCGGAGCCAAAAAGCCGGCAGCCAAAAAAGCGCCAGCGAAAAAGCCGCCAGCGAAAAAGCCGGCAGCCAAAAAGCCGCACACCTACGCGCCGCCAGTAAAAAGCCCGGTGTCAGAAATGCTGACAAAGGAAGTCAAGCCGGCAAAGGTGCAGGAAGTGCCGCCGATGCCCAAACTCAGCCGCTTCACGCCACCACCAGCCAAGAAAAAGGGGCCAATCGGCAAACTTCTCGTCTGGATGTTCGGCGAATAATGGCACGCCCCTCCAAAGCACGGATGCAGGCAGCCAAGATCCTCGGCGTCGACCCAACCGACCTCTCCGAAGAAGACGCGAAAATAGCCCTGAAGAAACTGATGATCCCCAAGGACCAGTTTCGGATCCGCCAGGCCCTCAGGGACATGCGCAACAAGAATGATAAACTGGCTTAAATAAACCATCAGTAACCCCCCACCAGGGAAAACTCCATGGCCACCACTGCCTCACTCCTCGAGTCGTACATCGTCGACCTCACCGAAGCCACCCACGACGACGAAACCCACTCCACCCTCACCGGGAACGTCATCTCCACCTGCATCGAAATCCTCCTCATATCGGAAGACGACCTCACCGTGACCTACGACTTCCCCTTCGACGGAGACGAATGGGCCAAGAAAATCGAAGCCCGGGCCCTTTCTATTGCTCAACGAGGGCGGTCCCTGCACACCCTCCTATGGATCCTGGTATGTGTAGGAGTAGGGGTGACCGCATATGCCATCGGAGCAGGACTATGACCTCCACACCCATCAGCGCAACCATCTCCGTCCGCGCCATCGTCGGTGGCGAAACATATGAAGCAACCTACGACGGCGTCAAAGAAATAAGCCTGTACCGCATAGAAGACATCCACAACAGGCAAGAAACCAAAACCCACCTCACCGGCACCACCGTCGAACCAGGCGAAATCACAGGCTGGGGAGGACTCACCATAATGATGGACGACCTGATCGACTACCACCTGAGCCCAGGACTAAAAGACCTCAGAGAAGGAACACCATGACAATCATCCCAATCAAAAACCTGTTCTTCGGAGCCATCTTCGCCATCAGCGCCAGCATCGTCGCCGGCGGACTCATAGGCGACTGGTGGGCCATGGCACTCCTACTCCCAACAGGAGCCATCCTCGGATGGAAGGTCGCAGAATGGGTTTAAACAAACCAGGAATCGATACGAAGGATTTATCGTTCCCGTCCCCCCGACACTCGGACGTCGGTCGGGAAAGCCCCGTCAATCGAGTCGAACGCGTGTTCGCCGAACATATGTTCGATCCGACCATCGATTTGGTCGAGTTGCATTTCGACCGTCGAATTTCGAGTAATGTGCGAAATCAGTGACCGACCTCCTCACTCGCCCTCAGCCGCTCGTAGAGCCATCCTCAGGCCATCCCGAGGTCGAAGAGCATCATCTACCTATTACTAAACGCAAGGCCCTTCTCGCAGCCGTTCTCGGTTTCCCTACTTCGTTCGAAATGAATGTCATTCGTCAGATGATGAAAGGCTTGATCACTTTCGTCAAGAAACAGTGGTCCAATCTGATGCTCGCCGCTTGCCTCGCAGGGTTCATGGCAATCGCAGGCTTCGCCCTTTCGTTGGCTGATAACTATCGATGTGCCGAAGGTGAGCACACACTTCGCAATGGTCAGAGTGCATGGAGTGTCGCATCGCAAAGGTGTAGTGGTGACATCCGTCATGCGATGAGGGACATCATCACCATCAATGGTGGTGACCCCACCACCTTTCGAGTGGGAGACACATTGATCGTGCCCCCCTCAGGCGGCTGATCGCCAAGCCCTCACGGGTGACATGGGTGGATACTCACCACTTACCTATAGGGCAGTGCTTCTCAGGGAAGCGCACCTTCAGTGGCATGAAGCAGCCGCACTCCTTGCACTGCTTGGTCCATGACCTGTACCTCACACACCCCATACATATAGCCAACCTAGTAGCAGGTTGACTGAGTAGATCCTCATCACTACCCCAGTCAACACCATCGTCTTGATCCCCTGTCCATGCCCCACTGTCCATGCCCTCTATGTCACTCACTCACCTTCACCACCCTCACCCACTCCTTCACAGCAGGCCCCAGCACAGGGTCATCCTCCACATTGGTGACGTATGTCCTCAGTGAGGACACCAACTCATCAGTCAACTCCATGCCCTCCACATACTCAGCCCTCAGTGAGTCCAACTCACCCCTCAGTAGCATGATCTCCTCCACCCCCTCCCTCACAGCAGCACCTATCCGAGGGGCACCCTGCTCCTTGCATGCCTTCATCACAGCATAGAGAGTGACCAATACATCAACCTCTCCCATCTCATCCAACCCTGAGAGGTCCATGTTGTACCTGCCCTACCTGTGCTACGCCCTAGTCGCCACCCCTCACTGGTGTGAGGTGCGTAGGAGAGATTAGCCGAGTGCTCTCACTGTCATAGTCAGAGGGCACCCCCTTCTCCCATGCCTCATCCATGTCTATCCACCCCAGCACCTGTACCTCCCTGAACTCAGGGGGTATGGCCTGTGCCACGAATAGCACCAGCCCCTTGCCCACCTGGTGCCTGCGTACAGCAGCGTTGAGAGATGTCCTCACCCTGCGTACCTCGATGTTGTGCCCTACGTCAGGGGTGTCACGTCGCCGCGCATGCTCTGCGGGGGGCCATACATGCCCTGACCAGTAGCGGTTGGTGGCCTTGGCCACGGCCAACTCGCACACGCACGCCGCCACCTGAGCAGTACGATCATCCTCCATACGCTCAGCGTCATACCAGGGTGCATTGCCCTTACCCCAGTTAGCGGTGTACCTGCGTGCCCCCACTAGGGAGGCATGCTCATACTCCCAGGCCTCCAGTGTGACGATCAACATGCACCGCCGAGCCTACCCCGTTAGGCGCATATCACACTTGGTACAGAACTGTGCCCAGGGGTACTGCTTCCTGTACTCAGGGGGGTGGCTACAGTCGAGGATGTCAGTGGCCTTGGTGTTCATGACCTCTCGTACCAACGCTGACAGGGACAGCCCTACCACCTCAGCAGCACGCTTCCACCGTTCACGGTCATGCTCAGTAGCCCTGATGAGCACCTGCTTGTCAGCCGGCGCATCGTCTTCCTTGGCCATAGCCGACACCGTGAGATCCATGCCCTCAGCCACCTCGTGCATAGCAGCCTCAACGTTGTCCTCATAGGCAGGGTCACCCACCTCAGCCTCGCTCATGTCGAGGGGGGAGTAGGTGATACTCGCTGCTGCCCCTGCGAAGGACGTGTCAGGAGTTGGATCGATCGGCGCAGCCCTCACGGGTGACTGCACGGGTGCTGTGAGGTACTCCCCATCAGGGTGCAGTGTGAGTGGGGGGGCAGGCAGGGGAGGCAGGATCATCGACATGTTGACATCCGTCCCCTCCCTCATAGAGACAGGGCTGCTGTCCTCTGTGATTGGTTGCTTGGGCTCAGGCATCATCACCATCCAATAGGTCGATTGTGTCGTGTGGTGTTAGTTCTTCCACTATCTCTGCATCCACGACATCGTCATCGAGAATAGTCGAGAATTTGCTCCCCAGGGACGCCTCTAACTCGCTCTTCGAGATAACACCCGATTTGGTCATTAGTTCGAGCAGTTTCTTGGATTCGGTCTCCGGATTGAAGTGATCCACAGGGACCGACCCTGTACCACCAGACCCCGCCAGGGAGACGCGTATGTTCTCCTGGTGACCCACGTTTATCTGAATATTGGCCTCTGACTGTGGATGCGACTCCATGCCCATCAACTTGGAACGCCGATCCATGATTGAGAGCACCTGCTGAATGGCCTTCATATCCGGCTCTACCGCTACATCAGTCCCATCATCCAACGTGATTCGCCTGTGCTGAGTGAGGGGCCATATAGCGCTCTGCAGAGCGTCCAAACGCTCCAACTCCATACGGAGGACCTCTGGATAGGCCAGAAGTGCCTCAGAGTTCAGTTTCTCAAGTTGCCTATTGACCGATTTCCCAACAGCCCCCACGGAGATACTAAATCGTCGAGAAATCTCCTGATTGGGTACGCCTGCTTGTCGCATCTTGAAAATGCGCACATCTCGCTCAGCAAGGAACTCACGAGTCAAGGTGGGGGAGTTTTTGGCCATAACACAATGGTAGGTCATGGTCGACATCCCCAGAGCCGCCTATAGGAGAAAGCATCAGGGAAGCCTAAATCCAATTTTTTCGTGTAAGGAAAAAGCCCAAACCAAATTTTTCGTGTAAGGAAAAAGCATGAACCCGATTTTTCCGTTCTTGGTGAAAGCCCGAACCCGATTTTTGCGTTCTTGGAAAAAGCCCAAACCCGATTTTTGCCTACAGGGGAAAGCCCAAACCAAATTTTTCAAAGCACGAGACGGCTTTTTGAAGCGGGGCTAAAAGCATGAACCCAAAAAACACGAGCAGGTGAAAGAGCAAACCCATTTTTTTCGAGCACTATGAGGCCAAATCGATCGGGGCTATTTACCCAACCGAAAAAAACCGAGCACATAGAGCAACTTTACAAATTTTTTCCTACCCCTCTGAAATCGAACATTTGTTCGATTGGCCGCAGCAGCCCACGGGTGACCCACGGGTAACCCTTGACACCACCCGGATACCTGTTATTCTGGATGTGGCGAACCGGTTACTTCTCGGAGCAACTGTGAAGGCCCCCGTCCCGGATCCCCTCCCAGGGCGGGGGCTTTCCCCTTCGCGCACAGGTAACGCGGAAACCGCAGCGCGAGAGTGCACCCCACTCGGCTCACACTGGGTGGGGTTCACTCTTTCTCATGAATGACTCATCCAGTCAATGACCTCGAAGGGGAACTTGACTCCACGCTTCATGGTCCGGGGCCAGTGCCGTTCATCACGAGCACCCCTGAAATGGGTCACCGTGTAGACGTAGTCCATCGCATTCGTGGGGTCGGGTGTGAGGGCAACGCCGAATTCAGGCCATCTAGACCAGACAGCCGATCCAAACGGCCGCAGTTCGCGGGTGCTCGCCGTGGCCCCCAATGGTGCATGGTGCTCCAACCACAGGGCACATCCGTAGATGACACGGAGAGTGTCAAGGTACTTCGCTACCTCAGTGGCGATGGCCTCGCTCGTCCTACCACCCGGATCGATGAACGCCTTGTACAACGGACCCAACAGGAGTAGGTCGGGCTCTACCTGCTGTATGACGTCCTCCAACGCTATTCGGTCGTTCGCGTCCAGCAGGTTGAACCCATCGGGCTTCATGAACAAGTGGGCATCTGATTTCTCACCAAACCCCATCGAACGGGCGGCATGGACGATCTTGCGTGAGGTGCGACGGATGATTTTCTCGGGATTCTCGAGGTCCACGCTCAACGTCCGTATGCGGTCCATCCGCTGGAAGGTGAACGGCGATACGCCGATCGCAGGGAGGAGGGCGCACTGCCTCAGCAGCATCGTCTTGCCTACCCCCTCCGCTGCCACCACGATCACACGTTCCTGACGCTCCAGTAGGCCGGGGATCAACCAGTCGTAGGAGTCGTCATCGTCCTCGGCTACGAACTCAGCCCAGTCCACCAATCGGCCGGCGTTTGCGGCCACGGGTGACTCACGGGCTCCCAACAGGAGGGTTGCCCGATTCATGATGAACGCGGGTGACTTGTCTTCATCTAGTAGAGAGCGCAGTTTGGAGAGCGTCTCCTCCACGGGTGACAAAGGCTCGTCTTCTTCACCCTCATCGAACTCAAGTAGCGGGGCATCTGGTTCGCCGGCGTCTTCGAAGGGAACCAAGTCTTCCGTTGAGCCGCCCATCTGGACATGCTCTGTAATGTCCTTCGCTGACGGGCACACCCAGAGAGCAACGTCGCACCCCGCCTCCTTGAGTCGCGCGGCTACGTCCTTGGCATGGGGTCGTCCGGCTACGTCATTGTCGATGATGATGTCGACCGTCGCTCCGGCAAGGGCTTCCGTGTGGATGTCAAGCCACTTCCCTGCCCCTCCCGGCATGGTGGTTGCGCAGCCACCCATACGGGTGATCGTGTCGCAGTCCTTCTCTCCCTCCACCACCCAAATGGGTTGACTTCCCTCCTTAGCCTTGATAACCTCAGGTAGGTTGTATAAGACCTTAGGGGTCTCGCCTAATTGGTACAGCCACCCCCCTACACCATCCGGTTTTCTCTGCCTAAATGTCTTACGACCACCCGGCTCCTCGTACCGAACCTTCTGAAATAGCAGGGTACCGTTGGCGTCTTGATAGTCGTAGGACGCTATGAACTTGAGCGCCTTACGTTCAACCTTCGGATACTTTGTCTCACGGGTAGACAGCGTCGTGTCTTTGGGTCGTAGGTCAGCAGTTGTGATGTCAATAGATCGACAAATGTCGTCTACTCCACACCCCCCGTTCCTGTGGCAGAACAGCAGCACCTGCCCGTCGCCCTTCTCGTGGATCGACAACGATGGGTTGCGATCGTCCTGACGACACGGGCACCTAGCCTCCCATCCATTCGCCGATTGCACCACGCCGTCAAGACGTGCGAGCAAATCATCCGTGTGTTGGTACACCCTTATCCACCGCCTTAGGGCGGCCCACGGGTCGACTGGATGGCACCTTCTGTCCCAGGCGGGTACGGGTGGGAACGATGCCCTCCCTGATCGCGATCATCAATCGCTCTCGCTCATCGAACCCGCCCCAGATTCCGAAGGGCTCATGGTTCAACGAGTAGGTCAGGCACTCTTGACGGACAGGACACTTGAAGCAAATGCGCTTGGCATGATCGACGATGTTCAGCACGCTGCGACGATCGTGCTGGGTCTGCGTGCGGTAGTACTCGGGGAACCACCACTCGGTGGGCTTGCCCTTACATGCGCCGTTCTCTGGAGGGAACACGACGGGATGAGGCACGATCGACTGACCGATGCCGTACATCTGACCCTTTGCCGGTGGATCCTCAAGATCCACTGGTAATCCTCAGCACGTCTGCAGCGGTGAGGAAGATGACCGCCGACTGAACCATGAGTTGTGCCGCTTCCTGTTCGGCGACGATGACGTCGATTGCTTCTGCTGGAACGCCACAAAACTTCGCCAGTGAGGCTCGGAGTTGGGCGACTTCGATCTCAGTCTTTCGTAGTTCCTCGTCGTAGTCAATAGGCAAAACCCGTGGCCCCGCCGATGTTGCCGCAACAAGTTCCTTGCCCTTTGCTTCAACACGGAGACACCACGCACAGGCGATCATGGGTGCTCTCGACGCACGGGGACGGACTTCGATGTGTCCGCAGGAGAGGGTGTGGTGATACTTCACCTGACCCCAAGCACCGACCCGTTCGATCTCGGTGACCAGCCGACGGGGGGCTTTGCGATGCTCGGTGGTCATCGTCTCAGAGTACCCCTCACGGGTGGCAATGGGTGGACGCTCTTGATCGGGGCCACTCGAACACCCGTTCGCCCGGTTGCGCTTATTCAGGCCAGCAGGTACTATTGCGTCCATGATTTCCAATAACGATGCACACCTCAAGATTCTCAACCACATGGTTGAGTACTTCATGCTGTTCGTGGAGGAGGGGCTGGACGAGTCAGAAGTGGACGAACTCATCGACGAGCACTCCTACCTCGCTGAAGTGCTGCTCGAATCCATGGGCATGGAGATCGTCTCAGTAGAGGACGGCAAGATCAACGTGACCATGGACCTCCAAGATGTCAGCGTATTCATCGACGCCAAGTTGGAGGCAGAAGAGACCTTCGTCGAAGAAGACTCCACCTCTTAGTCAAGAGATCTTGTAGACTTAGAGCGCATGACGAACCTCCACCTGCGGGTACTCGCCGGAATCCTCCTGTCCCTTGTATGGGTCACGGCTAACCTCGCCTTCGCACAGGCATCCTCTCCACCCCCCTCAGTTCTGGCACGGGCCGCAATAGTCACGACAACCACACTTGCTCCGCCCGAGCCAACCATTCCGACACGGGTCATACAACGCGCGACATCCATCCATACCGCACCCGTGTCAACTACTACTCAGCCCCACCCCGCCTCGACACCCATTGATGAACCGGCTGAGCATCCCCTGACGGTACCGACCATCACAGATTCGCCACCCTCACAAGGCTCGACGGTACCGTCACACACTGAGCCACCGAGTCACTTCTTCGAGCCTGAGATTGACATCATCAAGCAGAAGTACGGGTACTACGACAAGGGCTCCCACATCGTGGCCCTCCAAGAGGAACTTGGGATGGGTCAGGTCGATGGCATCTACGGGCCCAACACACGACGCACCCACATCGAGGCACTGGGTGGCCCAACCGCTGCCGTCTACACCTTCTATCCCGAGATCGGCCAGACACCGACGCCCTGCTCTCACGGGTGCCCACCGGGTGACGGACACTACGAACTCCCGACACTGGGTGAACTCATCAACGAGTACTTCCTCCCTGAGGACAGGGCACTGGCACGCAAGATCGCCTTCTGTGAGTCCAGTGGACAGACCCACCACATCGGGTCAACCGAAGTATCGTCGGCTCTAGCCGTCGGCTGGTTCCAGCATCTAGCCAAATACTGGGTGGAGCGATCTGAGAGAGCCGGCTGGAAAGATTACGATCCCTTCAATGGACGAGCCAATGTCGCCGTCGCAGCGTGGCTCTACTACACCAGCGGTGTCCATCACTGGAACCCCTCACGGGCGTGCTGGGGAGAGGCCTCCCTCTAGTCAGCGCGCGCGCTGTCATAATGGGAACGAGAGCCAAGATGCTGAACCACTGGAGATCCCGCATGAGTAACGATGATCCGGGGCCTGGGGATGAACTCGACGACGTGGAGTTGCCTCCTCCCAACCGAGCAGAACTAGTCAACTTCATCAGTGACTTCATGGCGTCCTCTCTCAACGTCAGTCAGGTCTACCGCTCCCATCTCGTGGAGACTGTCGCAGCCCGTGTCTATGATGAGTTCGGACAGGATGGCCTGTGTGACCTCATGTGTGCCATCGACGGACGGGCCAACTGGATCAGTGACATCCTCATCGAACAGTCCGATCTGGACGACGTGATGTTCAAGCGTCACGGTGTGTACGACCACCAGATCGTCGATAAAGCCAGAAAATCAGAGTCGATGCTCGAGTTGAACCAGAAGATCTGGCGACTCCGCAAGAAGTACTCACGGATGATCGTCGATGAGATCTTCGGTACGACTGACGTACCGGTCCCAGTCGTCCTTGAGGATCCACCGCCAGCGTGAGCCGAGCCTTCCACAGAATCGTTCGCCACACTCCACTCCCCGAGTGCACGCCGGAGCAGGCCAAGGCAAACATCGAGTCTCACGACTGGGTTGAGATTGACCTCACCGATCGGTACATCGAGGCTGATGCACAGTGGGCCCCGCTCGTTGCGTGTTCCCGGTGCGAGTTCCTACGTTGGACTAAGTCCGGTGGGTACACCGCAGAGGCGTACTGGCCCTGTGGAGAAGCGCCCCCGTCTGTCCCCTTCGATGAGTACCTTGACTCGCTGAACTAGTTGAGTTCAGCGTTCTCCACGAGGTTCCTCAGATCCAGCAGAAAGTCCTGAATCTCAGACGCTTCGACCAACTGGCGATGGGCTGTCTGCTTGAGAAAGCCTTCGATCTCCTCGATCAGCGTGAGTGAGGTGGTGGTCATCTCTCCATCTTACCTTGGATGGATCTGAGTGACTGAGGCCATTTCCCCGTCTTCGACATTATCTTCAACGTTTAGGGCAGCATTCACCTTCTCTTGAATGCTCTTGGGGATAGGTCCGAACATGGTGTCGTAGCCCTCCCTCATTTGCCTCGGGCTCTTGCTGGGGAACCACTCAGCCAACAACTTCTCCCACCCTTTGGCGATCATCTCGTTCATCCAGTTCGCAGCCGGATTTGGCTCATGCTTGTGCCAATGCTCCATCGCCTTACTGATAGCCCCGGCCAACGCACCGAACTCCATTTCGGTCAACGTCACCGTGATCGTGCGTTCTTTGGTCTTGTCTTCGCTGAACAGCATCACGCTGCCACCTTCTCCCTCATGTTCTTTGGGGTCCATTCGACATACAGGATGCGGGGACCCATGGATTCGTTACAGGAGAGGCAACAGGGCACAATGTTGTCCACCGTGTCGTTGCCTCCGTTGTAGATAGCGAGCACATGGTCGCCAATGGAGGTTTTCCAAGGGTTCTTCCACTGGCGGTACCAAGCGTCGCAGTAGGTACAGCGCTTCGGGTCGATCCCTCTGGCCCTCCAGTATTCGTGGAGTTCGGGGATGGTGTGCCCGTCACATTCCACTTTGGCTTTTCTTGCTCTCCTGCGTGACTGAGTTTCACCTGCTTTTCCAGTCACCCTCTGATAACAACTGGGACACATGCCCTTGACGAACTTGTCCTCTCCGCTCTCACACACCTTGTCGCACCATTCGACTGAGCATGTCAGCCCGATGTTGTGCTGGTTCAGGAGGTCCGAATGACCGTGATGGTCAACCCGCTGGCGATGCTTCTCGCAGTACGGATCGTTGCCTCTGGCTGGCAGGTCGCAATCCTCAGCATCACACCGGGGACGCTCTGAGTCTGGCCCCCTGTGCTGTCCCTGAATCGGGATGTCGTCCTGTGTGTCGCCATCGTTCAAGCACCAGCGCGAGTTGTGCCCCATGCACAGTTGCCTCTCTTGGTTGCCCCTGTGGTTCTCGCCATCGCTGTGCCCCCGTCCGATCTTCCGACCACAACCGGCGATACGACAGATCATCGCATTCGTTGGGTGTCGCTTGCAGGTACAGCCCGGTTCGCACTTGGGGGGCGATGCCTTCGTGTGGACATCACACGGGCATCCCTTCGGATGGGTGTGACCCAATGGACGAGCGCCGGGGTCTTTGTCCGGCCTGTGCTGCATCCGGTTGTAGTGAGGGTGACACTGGTCCATCAGCCAGACGGTGTCCCGACCACACGGCTTGCCCGTATGGGCTTCGACAATGTTGCAAGGCTTGGGGGTCGCCTTCACTCTGGGCATGTCCCTAGTCTCCCACCGGGGTGTGACAGTCGGCCCGGACGTCGTTCATGTTCAACTGCGTCATCAGCATGAACTGCTCTGGTTCAATCAAACCGTCGTAGTAATAGGAGTCCGTGTTTTCCTCAAAGAACTCTGGGTTGTGATCTCCCGACGGATGGAGCAGAGCCGGGTTCAGTAGTCCCCGGACGATCTGGAGTCCGTAGACGATCTGGTCAACGTAGGGCACGGGCATACGGAACTTCGACCCGTTCACTTCGATCTCGTCGTACCGCTCGATGTCCTGTCGGAACTGAAGGAACTGAGCCGCATGAGCAAAGGTCGGTCCAGCGAGGTACACACAACCGTCGGGGCCTGGGAGCAAACCCTTCTCGTTGATGGACTCAATAGTCGATGCGAAGGTGGCGTGCCAGAGGTCGTTCACGACTGAGGCCTCCGGTATGGACCGCGACCGGCTGGACCCACTGACTCCCATCCCGCTGCGATCCACCGCTCATGCTGCGCCAGCCTTCCGGCGCAGTCCTCTAGACCGCAGACCCAGTGGCCCTCGTCGTAGTCGCCCGTGCCTTCGATGTACGGGTTCTCGCACGGGAGTAACTGGCAGTTGGGGTGCCACATCCTCATAGGAACTTCCTCAGGTTCTTCGGCAAGTCGGCTATGTCGATCTTCTCGTAGCAAGTAGCGCAGACCGTGTCGTCGTTGTAGATCGAGATGAATGCGGTGCAGCCCTCGCCCTCGCAGCGCGTCCCCTTCGGGTGATGCGTCTTGACCTGTCCCGGCGGTCGCTTCACCGTTCCTCGACCCGCCGCTGGCCGGGTTCGCCCGGACATTAGAAGCCCTCCCGGTCACGTCGGTGCATCTCGGCGATGGCGTCCTCGCGGTAGCCGTCGCGCTCTTTGGTCAGTTCGGACCACTCATCGAAGTCCTCATGGACCCAGTCCTCCGACTTTGGGGTTGGCTCAGGGTCTGGGGTTGGCTCAGGGTCGGGCATCAGTTGCCTCCGAAGTAGTACTCGGCGAGGTAGGCCCAGTGGCCTGAGTAGAAGTTGGCGACGATCATGTATCCGAACAGGATCGCCATCCCGGTCACGGTCACCTTCATCATCATGGTCATACCATGATCCTATCGGGGATGGCTCAGAATGACAACCCGTTGTCCAACATCGCCATAACTAGATCACCCGTCGAGGTCGTAGCCCCGCCGCTCGTGCCTTCAGTTGCTTCATCGACGACAACTCGCTTCTTGGCAATCAGATCGTGGATCGCCTCATCGATCGTCCCCGAGGCCAGCAGGTAGGTGGCCGTGACCGACCCCTCCTGTCCGATGCGGTGGGTGCGCGCGACCGTCTGGTCGTTGTCGGCTGGGGACCACGCGCTCTCGACAAACAGCACATCCTGCGCTGCCGTCAACGTGTGACCCGACTTGGCTGCTTGGATGCTCAACACGATCACCGGGGCTGAAGACACGGGCTCGTTCTGGAAGCGATACTTGACAGCCTCGACTTCCTCCACTTTCATCCCGCCTTGGATCTTGAGTCCACCATGCTTCTTGGCGATCTCATCCACAATGTCCCGATGGTGCGCTGCGACGACGACCTTGCGTCCTTCCTCCAGACGCTGCTCCAGCCACTCATCGACGGCGGTCATCTTGGCCTTCGCCGCGAGCCGACGGAGTACCGAGATCTTGACGAGGTGCTGTGACGACTCGGCCCGG